ACGGTCACCCGGAAGCACGCGACCCGCGCCGACCGTATTCCATGTCGTGCCCGTGGCCGTGAACGTGTTCGGCGTCGATGCGGACGTTATGCCCGTGGCCGCCTCGCTGATCGAAACACGTGCCTCGTCGAAGTAGACAGCGACGCTCGCCGAATCGAGGAGTGCGCCGACCGCGTTGTTCGGCGGCTCCGCGACGGTGATCACTGCCGCGCCGACGGGCGCCGCAACAGCAGGATCACCCTCGAGAACGCCGTAGTCGGAGGCGAGCTGGATGTCCGCCTTGTCCTCGTACGCCGTCGAGCCGGGCTCGAAATAATCCTGGATGTGGAAGGCGGGTCCCACGACCAAGCAATTGAGATCCGGGGCCGTCGGAGTGACGGTCGGAGTCGCGAGGTCTTGATAGACCAGAACTACCGGGCGAATGGCCATGATATCTCTCCGCGGGGTTCCACGAAATCCCCAAGATTATAGGCGGCGCGAGGGGATAGCCCCATCACGACGACGAGCCGCCCAACGCGATCTGTTCGAAGTACTCCGTGGCGCTCACTGCGCCGGAGCGCGAGACACGTGTCTCGATCTCCTTGAGGAGTGGCGCCGTGCGTTCGTTGGTCCATCGCAGGGGGTACTGCGCGACCAAGGTCACTGGAGTGATCCACTCGTTCTTGTCGCGCGCGATCGGCTGCGTGCGTCCGATCGTCACCGGGGTGAGATCGTGGAATCCGAACTTCGCCTGGATCAAGTCGCTCGACGCTTGGATGAACGTTCCGACGAGGTCGCCGAGGATCGCGCTCTCCGCGCGCTTCGCCGCAACGCACTCGATGAGGATGGGCACGCTCTGCAAGTTCCAGAACCCCTCGAGAGATGTCTTCGGGTTTCGCCCGACGCGATCACCGAGCACGACACGGCCCATCGTTTGATCATCGCAGTCGACGTAGACGCCGGGACGAAAGTTGCGGTGGTCCTTGTCTTCGTTGAACGCACTCTCGATTGCGAGCTTGGTTTGCTTGATGTCCGAGACCCATCGGAACGGAAACTGGTCGCCCACCGTGGTCGCGTCGAAGCGTTGACGCAGCACCGTGACGAAGACACCGAGCACCGCCATCTTCGAGCCGGGGCGGATGTTGATCGGCTGGCCGTCGATCTGCGGCTGGTTTGCCGGATCGGGGACGTAGGTGGGGTGCTTCAGATCGGCCATGTCAGTAGAGTGACGGAGTGGTGAGGGGATCGGCCAGCACGGAATACTCGACGGAGTTTCGCCCGAGGAGCGATGCCGTCACCTTCTGGTGGACCGGCACACTCTTCAGCTCGGTCGTGTGCACGCGTTGCACCTCGTAGCGATCGTTGCGCACGAGATCGATGATCACGTCCTTGTATTCGATGAGCGGATAGTCGAGGACGTTGAAGTCGGCGATCTTCGCCTCGGAGTCACCGTGCCCCGCCATCTGGGCTTGCGTTGCCGCGGCCTCACGCCTGCCGCGGATCGCGACGGGCGTCCAGTAGCCGCCGACGAACGACGTTCCGTAGCACGTCGGGCAGTGCTCGTGCGTTGCTTGCTTCGTGCTCGGGTCGTAGCAGACGTTGCAGCGATCGCCCCAGCGTCGGCGCTTCAGCACAACCAGCGGGATGCCGTTGAGGCGCTTGTAGCCCACGGCCTGATCGCGCTGGATCTTTCGCTTCAGCAGGCGCGTGCGCCGGTCGAGATGCGGCTCGACGGGTGTGGGCTCGCTCTCGAACGTATGATCGATACCCGACGGAGGCACTACCGTCACGCGGTAGTAGACCACGCGCGACAACGAGAACTGGTTGACGCCTTCGCGTTCAATACCCGGGGGTAGGTTGAACTTGTTGTCGAGGTAGCTGTACGCGTTGCGCATCGCGGTCGCTACGACTTCCCATGGACCCTGCGGAGAGCCCGAGCGCACGACGTCAACGAGGAAAGGCCCGCTCTCCTCCGAGTCGATGTCCCACTGCACGAATACCCCGTTGGGATACAGCGCGGTCGTCTTGGTGACGTGCACGCCGCTCATGCAGCGGGTCCGCCTGTCGGCGTGCCCGTGCCACCGTCGATGCACGTCGAGTCGGCCACGTTGTCGAACGAACGCCACGCGCGGTCAGAGTCAACGCCTACGCCGCCCGCGGGAGGTACGCCACGCGTCGGACGCTCGGCGTAGGGATCAACGGAAGGCCCGCGCGACTCGCGAACCTTTGTCCGGACCCACGCGGACACTTTACCGAGCGCGCCGGTCATGCGTCCGGGCTCGTCACTCATCAGATTTCCCAGACCTGGTCGCATCAGTGCGGCGAAGCCCGTGCGGGCTTGCTCGTCGGCTGGACGACCTTCCTGTGCGCGCGATAGCGCGCTGACCGACGACGTCGCGGACGTGTAGTGCGGGCTGGTCGATGGCGGGTCCACATACGAGTGGTCGTCGGCCGTCATCCCCATGTTGAAGTCGGCCCGCTTGGGCGGGATCGTGATCGGGCGCTTGCACGGTCCGTAGTGCTTCTCCTTGCGACACGTCGTGCACATCTCCTGTCCGGAGAGTTTTCGCAGGGGCTCGACGCGCGTCTCGCCTTGTTCGACGTCGTCGAACTGACGCGCGAGGGTCTGCGGTGTCATGCGCGGCTTCGAAGCGTCTCCGCCGACCGCCGGAACCGTCGGCGACGTCGCACGCAAGATGGGACTTTCGCGAACGACAGGATGTGTGGCCGCGGGCCATGCGATCTTGAACCGCACGAGCGCGGCGAGCTGGCCTGCTGCGTAGGACGATTCGAAGCTCATGGTGCGACGTCTCCCGGCTCCGGCATCGACGACGTTGCATGGTCGTCTACGTTTCGCTGGAATGCTCGGTCAATCACGCTGCGGCGGCGTTGTCCGCCGTCGATGGGCTCTCCGCGAACCTCGCCGGTGGCTTCACTCGCGTTCGATGCGCCCATGCCGACGGCAAACGCCATCTTCGCGGCGGAGACGCCCGGCGATTCACCTGTCGGAGCCGATGGCATCTTGGGCACCGATGGAGCCTTGATCGACGGCAGCCCCGGCGCACTGGGCGCCTTGATGCCTACTGATCCGAGGGACGGCTGCGACAAGCCGAACGCGGCGAGCGCGGCGCGTCCGCCCTCTTGCGCGGCCCGTCGAAGCATGGACTCACTTCTTCAGAGTGCGGAACAGCTCGGTGAGATCGACGCTGTCGGGGACCGAGGCGACCTTGGGCTGCTCGACCAGGCCGAGGGTCTGGGCTTCCTTGTGGACCTCGTCGACCGACGAGTAGCCCGCCTGCTGGAGTGCCTGCTGGACGCCCCATTCATGGGCGGTCTTGAGGTGCGAGTTCGACATGGTGCCCTAAGTATAGGGCATCAGCCGATGGTCTCGGTGCCGTATCCGCTGACGTTACCGGGCGCCTCTTTGCCCTCGCCGAAGACGTCCCACAACCACTGAGACATGTCCGGGTCTGCCGTCTCGCGGCGCCCTGTGTCTGCGTAGGGGATCGTCCGTGCGCCGTGGCTCTGCTCTGGCCCGCTCGGTGCCACACCGTAGTCGGCGCCCATCGTGTCGGAGATCTTGAAGCGAGCGAGCGCTGCCTTCTTGCCCTTCTCGTACGACGCCTCGAGCGCGAGACGTTCGCGCTTCTTGCGTTGCCGGAACTTGTGGATGTTGAACACGCTCACTTGTTGAACCGCGTGACGTTCCGGTAACCGGATCCAAGCGTCCCGTACGCGCTCTCCATGTTGTTCTGCGTCTTCACGCCGCGCGTCAGCTCGTCCCACTCGGCCTTCAGAGCTTGCGCCATCTGCGAGTAGAGCGCGGCCTTGTCGTCGATGCCGATCGGTGAGATGTCGCCATCCTGCACCGTCGCCTGGTTGCGTGCCTGTAGGAACGATTCGCTCATCAACAAGAAGCGCGCGGTGCCGATCAACAGCAGGTAGCGCAGGTGCGTCGGGAACGACGACGGCGTCAGGTTGGTCTGCGGCGTCACCGTGTTGAACGCGCTGACGGCCATCTCCGTCGCGAGGTTCAGCTCCTCGTCGGTGAATTGTACGTCGTCGAGCAAGATGTTCTTGTCCGCGCGGTCGCGCAGGAACATCCGGATCTGCATCTTTGAGACGACGTTCGGCGTCGTCGGCGTCCCTACGACCGGCACGTCACATCACCCGCACACGAGACAGACGCGCGAGACACGACGCGATCTGCGCGGCGCCCGAGTTCGTGGTCACCAGACGCAGTGCCTGGAATGGCAGCAGCTCGGCGTTGAAGTTGTTCCCGTTGAGAATCAGACGCGACACCGCGGTGGCGCTGGCGATCACGAGCGCTTCACCTGCGAGCACCGTCGGGTTTGCGTCGTTGATCGTCGTCGGATCGAGATTGACGACCGACACGGTGACATCGCCGCTCGCGCCGAGGTCGATGAGAAACTGCGTGATCGTGATCGCCTCGCGCGTGTCCCACAGGAACAATCCGGCGACACTGCCGACGGGGGCCGCGTACTTGTACAGCGCGTTGCTCACGTCGATGACGGGGTCGGCAACCGGCAATGAGCCGTTGAACAGCTGGCCCGCAATGACCCGTTGCTGGATGACCGTCGGGGCGGATTGAGGCACGGCGCGAAGAGCCATGCCCATATTGTAGCGGGTCTACACCCCAACCACGGGCATGACGTCGGGCCCGAACTCGTTCGGCTTGAAAAACGTGACGACGTACGAGTAGCCCGGCACCACGAGGATCGTGTGGGCCCACTTGCCGTAGGCGTTGGTCGACGTCCGTCCGATCGGCGACTCGACGAGGCCCGCATCGTAGTCGGCCTTCAGGTACACGCGAATCTGCGCGTCGACGATCGGCGAGCCGCCCGGCGTCATGTACGTCATGTCGCCCGGCAGCGGAAAGTCGTGGTTCAGCTTGATGACGTTGTCGAACGTCGGCTGCGTTTCGTCGGCGGCGCCGCCGAGTCCGACATCGAGCGGCGCCCACTCGATCGGCAGCACCACCTCACCGTCGGTGAGCTGCAGCTTCAGCTCGTAGAAGTACGCGCCGAGCGCGAGTGCCGTCGTGTCCCCCACCGAGAACGTGATGGTCACGTCTGACGCGTTCACGTCGATCGTGAGGTGCGCGTCCGGCGTTATGTACTGGACGACATCGCTCCCCGCCGGCGTTGTCCGGATCGTGAACGTGGCGATGGCGCCGTCGAGACGCTCCGTGGCGATCGGCTCGCCGAACTGGTCCACCAGGTCGACGTCAAACGACGCCGAGGCGCCCTTGATCAACTTGAGCCGGTTCGCTGACACGTCGAGATTATAGCGTCAGGGGCTCAGCGACCGCGGCGGTTCGACGGGCGACCGCCCAGTGTCGGTGCGTCGGTGGACACGGCGGGCTTTTCTTCGACGGCGGCCTCGACCACGGTTTCCTCGACCACAGGCAGGGCAACCTCGACGACGATGTCGTCACTCGCGGCGATGCTGTCGTGAACCTCTTCCGTCGCGGGCTCGCGTGTGGGTTCAGGCGCGACGACAGACATCCCGGACGCGGCGAGCGCCAGGTCCTTCGTGGCGTCGGGCGACACGACATCGGACTTCGGTTCCTCGGGAGCGGCCGCGGGCACGAACGGCGCGTCTGCCGTGTCGGCGACCGCCGTCAGGCTCGCCCACTTCGCATCGACGACACGTGTGACCGCGTCGTGCTTCGAGACGCTTTCACCGATCTCACGCCGTGCGCCGGGTCCGTTCTGCGGACGAAGCGAAACGGGTTGGCCGTGGATGTCCTTGATCGCGGACAGGTCGAGCTGGCTCGACATGAGGTTCTTGATGATGAAGTTCGGCATGGAGTCTCCTCGGCGCAGTGTAGATCGAAAAAGGCCTTCTTCCTGAGTCCCCAAAACAGGGGAGGAAGAAGGCCTTTGGCTTCAGCCAGCGTCGCTCAGGCGAACGGGAAGTCGATACGCTGCGACGACAGCGTGTTGCCGATACCGATACCCGGAGCCGCGTAGCTCCAGAACTCGATGATGTCGGCTTCCTGCTTGATGTACAGGGTCGCATCCTGCAGCAGGTAGAACACGCCGAGGTAGTTCTGCGGCGAGAAGATGTACGCCGAGCGCCGCGTGCCGCCCGTGACATCGTCGACGATCTCGCGCTTGATCGTGGAGACGACCGGGATGCCCCAGAGCTTCTCCTCGGCCTCGATGCCGGTGTCGTAGTGGCGCGACGCGACATCGTTGCCGACCGAGGTGGCCGGCAGGTCGAGCGCCTCGTAGTACGTGCCCTTCGACATGAGCATCTTGCCGATCGGCTGACGCCGGTTGACGAGGCCCTGGAAGCCGAGCTTGAACGCGCTCGAGTTGAACGAGCCCGCGAGCGTGCGCTGCGCGGCGAGGTTCAGCGCGATGATGGCGTTGATCGTATCGAGGAACTTCGTGTCCTCCTGGTCCGCCATGTCCTTCACCGAGTTGTCGGAGAGGATCTTGCGGATGTCGTTCTGATACGTCATCAGCTCGAACTTGTTCTTCGTGAAGCGCTGCGACTCGGTCTTGCCGAAGTAGACCGCGAAGCGCTTGCCACGGAACCAGGTCCGCTGAGCCGTACCGTTGAACGGGACGAACGTCGCAACGGAGTCGGGCTCCTTCTCGACGATCTTCTTCGGCTGATCCGTGTCCTCGTCGCGGTCGATGTCCGTGTCATCGAGCAACACGGGCTCGATGATCTCGCGGGCGAACGACTCTTGGCGGAGCTTCTGCCGGATGAAGGCGGTGCCCTCGGCCTCGGCTTCCTTCGTCCGCCCGTCTTCGACCTTGCGGACGAAGTTCGAGTTGATGAACTGGGCCGACACCTGCTGCGTCTGGGTCTTGTATGCTGCGCTCATAGGGCTTCTCCTTACAGCTTCGCGGTGTCGCCACCGGTGAAGAACACGTCGACGGTACCGCTGGTGGCAGAGTTGTCGGCGACGACGTGTCCGATGATCTGCTCGGTGATCGCGGCGACCTTGAACTTGCCGGCATTGAAGCTGAGCTTCACGCCGGGGGTGTAGGTGCCGGCGACCAGGTTGTCGGCGACACTCAGCCTGAACATCGCGTTCGAGCGGAGACCGACCACCTTGCTGGTGAACTGGCTGGAGTAGTCGTCGTTGCCTGCGACGCAGACCCAGACGTCGACCGCATCCGTGGTCGTACGGTTGGGGGTCGTGGCCGCGACTGCCTTGCCGGTCGAGTTCACGGTGAAAACCGTGCCGAGCGGAATGGCATCGAAGGCCGGGGGTGAGGTCTGGTTGATGACGAACGACTCGTCGATCGCACCCTCACGGGGCCAGCCACGCAGAACGTCGAACAGTTTGTTGAGCAGCATCTACATTGCCTCCGTAGGGAACTACGACGTGATCCAGGAAAGGAATCGGTTGTCGGCGGCGTCTGCCGCTTCCTTGACCGACGTGGGAGTGGGGTTGTCGGAACCAGCGGGACCTCCGAGCGCTTCGGGTGCGCCGGATGCGTTGGCCTGCTTGTTCATCAGATCCTCGACGACATCGAGAGTGGCGACATCCGTACGTGCGAGCTTGGCACGTGCGTCGTCGGACAACTCCTCGCCATG